ATACGGCGGGCATCCACGCCGTCCGCCGCACCAGTCCTGCACGGTGCGCAGCGGGATTCCAAAATACTGCGCAAATCCGGTCTGCGTCAGGCCGTATTTTTTGATCACATCCGGGATCGTGCAGTGCGCGCCGTCCCAGATCCCGCCGAGCAGCGCCAGCCGCTCCGCCAGAATCTCTTCGTCTTCGGCATCGCCCCAGACGCTGGACAGCGCCATATCGGAGATGTAGGAGTCGCGGTCGGTGTATGCACCGGTTTCGGCGTAGAGGGCGGAGCGGATAAAGGGTGTGAGTTTCATTTTTCGATCCTCCTATACTGATGAATTTTGCTGCATGAGCGCGTCCCAGCTGGCCCAGAGTTCGCGGTTGCAAGGTTCGCCGTGCAGCGAATCGAGAATATCAGCAACTTCTGCCGGGCTTTGATAGTACAGGACGCACGTTTCGCCGGTCTGCGTGCGCTGAAATTGCAGCTTTTTCGGCCCTGCCGAAAAATGCGAGGATATTTGCGTTAAAAGCTCAGGCTGCCCGTAAACCCGCAGCCGTGGCGTCCTGGTGGGCTTGCCACGTACCTTGTGCGGCCAGAGATCAAGGCAAGCTTGCAGCTCCACCACACCGCGGCAAAATCCCTGCCAATCCGTCACGTCGGCGAGGGACGGGAGAAGATGCACCTTCGCGGATTTCACAACCCAAAAGTCTTTCTTCCCGTCTGCACGGTGCTGGAGGTATGGCGCAGTAGGGAAAAGCTCGGCAACCGCGTTGATGTACCACCGATCAACACAGCGGACAAGGAACTTGCCGCAGGTATCAACGCCGAGCAGCATGAGGATCGCTTGCTGATAGCCGTTCAATCGTCCTCTTCCCCCAAATCTGCACGAAGTTCATCGGCCCATGCTTCTATTTCCGCCCGGCAGTGGGCCGCGTACTCCTCATACGTTTCGAAGTCCCCGATAATGTATCGGATATTGGTAAGCCTGTAGATTTCGAATGTATGGATATCCGCAAAACGGTCCGCGATCTTATGCCCTTGTAAGTTCTTATCGTAAGGTTCGTCTCCTACTGGAGCCATAACCTTCGCCAGAATTTCCGTTTGTTCCTCATACCATGCGTTGCGCTCTTCCTGCGTCGAAAACCGCATCGGTTCCTGTGCGCGGCCTGCGTCGCGCCCGGCCTCCATGATTCTAGTGATTTCCTCTACGTTCGTCATCTGTAGTTCCCTCCGTTTCAAATTCTATCGCCGTAAACCCGCACACGCTCCCACACGTCTTCGGGGATGTTGTGCTCAACCTTGCCGAAGTACCATGCGGCAAGCATACTGCCGTCGCTGTCGCGGCTTTCCTTGTTCGCAAGCGCCAGAAGACGGTATGCATAATCGGAACGATGGTTGAAAATGATCTGGCCGTTCTCGTCGGTGACTTTGTAAAAGTATTTGTACTGTTTCATTTTTGTTCCCTCCCGGCTTTCGCCTTGCTTTATCTTATGGCTTTATTATACACGCAATGCGTGTAATTGTCAAGAGGAAAATGCAAAAATTTTTAAAAATAAGCGCCGATTTCTCGGCGCTTATCTCAGTTATACAGTTTGCTGGATGTCCGCTGCATCTCCCGCATGATCTCCGGCAGGCGGCGCTGGACCGTGGCGCGGCCCAGGAACAGCTCTGTTGCAACGTCTACCTGGGGAAGCTTATCCACAAAATAGAGCTGCGCGATCTTCTCATTTTCCCGGCCAAGATTGGCCTGATAGATCACGGCCTCCATATCCTTGCGGGTCAGGCGGCCCAGCTCTGGCGGCAGCTTGGCCCGCGCCTGCGGCGACATACGCCCGCCTCCTTACTTTTCCTTGTGCTTCAGCACGGCGATGTTGCCCTTGTTGCTGACTTCGAGATCCAGCGCAGCGGCCAGATCGCGCACCTTGACGTAGTTCGTGCCGTCTTTCAGGATGCGTTCAACGGCGACTTCCTTGCCGTCCACGATGATCTTGCTCTTTTCTACCATTTCGGTTTCCTCCTCTGCATTTTTTCCATCTTCGAGGGCCATCACGGTATGGCCCTCGCTTACCAGTACGTCCCCGCGCAGGAGATTCGCGTCCGTCGTCAGATACTTGCTGCCGGTCAGCAGCACAAAATCTCCCGTTGCTGGCCAATCGTGCAGCATACAGTAGGTGGTGCAGCTGTTGCCCTGCCGACGGTAGAGCGCTTCGACCGACGCGCAGCCTGCAGCCACGGCGCAGAGCATCATGAGCGCGGAGCAGTCCGTCTCCACGGGCTTTGCGATCCTGCTCACGTCCCACCCGACGGCTCTGGCGGCCTCATACGCCGTGTTCCTGTTGTCCATGTCGTAGCCGATGTTCCGGTTCTTAATGGCCGCCTCGCACGTCTGCGCGGCCCGCTCGGCCTTTTTGCGGCTCTTGTAGCGCAGGACGCCGAGCCAGCGGCCATTGTACCAGTTGGAGATATTCAGCTCCCGCCCGGTCTGGTTGCCGGGCTGCTGGTTGCGGCCGCCCGTCTCTCCAAGGCTGGCCTGTCCGATCTTGATACTCATGCCCGCTCACTCCCGTACAACTCGTGGTGCAGCTGCAGCACGGCGGCCTCGATCAGCTGATCGATTGTAGATACGTCGAACCGGATTCCGTGTTCGGCCAGAAAATTGATCACATAGGCTTTCTTTTCCTCGCCGTCCGTTGCCGCGTAGAGCTGTTCCGCCGCTTTTACGCCGATCTCTACGTATGTTTTGATGGTTTGCAGTTTGTTGGCATCGATCTTGGTTTTGAGCCACGGGATCAGAAACGCCGAAACGAGCGCGCTGATGAGCGCGATCACTGCCGAGATGATCTGTGTGTAGTCCATAAGTAATTACTCCTTTCGCTATTCGACTGTTTCATTTTTCTTCGCAAAAACCCGCTTGAAGGCAAGCAGGCCAAGCTCTGTGATGGTTGCCCAGCCGGTAAAGCCGAGTACGTCGGACAGGTCGACCGACGCGCCGAGTTCTGGGCTGCGGATGACTGCAATTAGGACGGCGACGGTTTTCAGCGCGCAGGCCCAGACAATTACCGTCGTGATGAGCTGGAGCAGATACAAAACAATGGTTCGCGCCATTTCGCCCTTGCTCCACTTGCCTTTTACCCGCATATCTGCCTCCCAATTTATTGCGCACTGCTATGTCCGCACTGCGCCTCCAGCTGGTGCAGGAATTTTTTCACATCGCCGTTCCCGCCCATTTTTTTATACTTCTCTCCGGCGATCAAGCGCTCTGCCATTGGCATTTCCTCGCTCATGATCGTGAGGCGGAGGATTGCCAGATACTGCTCGTCCTGATGCTCCTGCATTTTCCCGAGCTTTTTATCGATCTCGGCGAGGTGCGTATCCTGCGATGTGGCCTTGCCGCGCTTTTTCTGTACCGCGCTGACGACGGCGTTGACTACCGCCGTCAGCGCGGACGAGCCGAGCACGGCGCAGACGAGGGTGACGATGATGGTTTTGGTGTCCATTTTTCCGTACCTTTCTCTTTTATTTTGCCGGGCTAATTGTCCGCCATTTTGATGTAGGTGGTGGTATCGCTGGAATAGCTGATCGTCGGCAGCGTCGTGCCGCCGAGGGCTGCGTAGAGGGCCGGGTATGCAGTCTGATCGAAGGTTGAGCCATCGCACGCGTGCCACGGGGCGGAGAGCACGCGGACGGTTGTGAGGGTATCGCCGACGCGGTAGTTCGGTTCCGAAAGCTTCCCGAATGCCTCATTTACCATCGGGTTCGCCGGTGCGTCGCCCGCTCGCCAGATCTTTGCGGCGCTCTGTGCCGTCAGCAGGTTTCCTGCTGTGAGCGGCGTTCCGGCCTCAAGTGGCTCGTCCTCCGGGCGAAGCCATTCATACCGCAGAAGGCTTCCCGCCGCGTCATACACCCCGTACCGGACGGCCCCGTTTGCGAGATCGTTTGTGCCGATTCTATCCCGCATGGCTATTCCTCCAGCGCCTTGATGTAAGCATTGCTTCTTGTGTCCGTCCCGATGGTAGGGATTTCTTTTCCCGCCGCGCTATAATCGCAGTACGCCAGCCCATTCGATGATATGTATGCCGCCTCCCCGTCCGGCGATAGTGCAATACTGTCGACGCTGCTCCCCAGTACGTCTCCATATACCGGGCCGGATGCTGGAGCGCTGATTGCAATGATCTTTTCCGCTCGATCAGCACTTTCAGATTCGCTTGCGGTTTCCGAAAGCACCAAAAGCCCGTTTTCGTATTTGCCGTTCGTATAGTTGTCGAGCAAGTAGCTATCGGTTTTGTAGGAAACCACCTTCCCGTTTTCCCACGTTGCACCGTAGTCCGCAGAATACCTGTATACCATATATCCGCTATACATCGTGGTTCCCGTGCCAGAGAAAGCAGCGTTCACCAGTGCAAAAAAAGCAATTATATTTGCGCCACAGTGGTAAGCCGACATTAGGGCGTGATAGGTGTACGTCGACGGCTGGTTGAAGGACGGAGTTAATTCTTCGATGTTTACGCTGCTGACTGCCTCCCACGTCGGATTGATCAGGGTTTTTGCCTTTGAAGTCTTCAGTGTGCCGCTGGTGCTACAGTTCAGTTTGTAAAAGCAGTCCTTTTCTTCGGCGTAAAATACAATTCCGCTGATAAAGCCTGAGATTCCTACTATTTCCTTCGTTGTTTGGTTTACGTAGCTGGCATTTACTTCTCTTCCCGTGTAATTGTTATAGGCTCCGTATTTGCTTCTTACTTTGTAGATATACAGAACGTTTGGTGTAATAAACATCTTCAGTCCAGCGCTTCCAGGCAGGATGCCGCTTGCATATAGCGCAAACGGCGTATCGAGGCTACGTGTTGTGTACACTCCGTTTAACTCTGTGGAGTCTCCGGAAAAAACAGCGTAATAAGTGCCGTTTGCATACTGCACATCCGATACCAGCGAGAGTCCGGTCGGCATATCCGCCTGCTGCGTCCACGTCCCCAAATCGGGCGACGTCCAGAACTTTCTGTCGTACAGGCCGACCCATTCCCCATTCAGATACCACATAGCTACAGGCTGAATATTCGATGTCTTCAACGCCCACGGAAGCGGCGCGGCAGAGCTTCTGAGCACAGAAAACAGTTTTGGATACTGCTCCTGTGATACAGTGCGCCCGTCGCACGGGAGCCATGCATCGGAGAGGTCTGTGCGGGCGGTGATAGCGATGTCGCCGACTTTGGCCGTACCCTCCGAAAGCTTGCCAAGCGCGTCGTTGACGGTCGGGTCTTCCGGGCGGGTGGCGGCGTTTGGCCAGAGCTTGGCGGCGGTCGCGTCGGACAGGAGATTTGCCTTGTTGAGGGGCGTTCCCTCGACGGTAGGCGCATCCTCGCGCTTGAGGTATTCGTAGTGGTTCAGGCTTCCGTCGGCATTATAAATGCCGTACCGGATCGCGCCGTTGGCTAAAACCTGTGTTGGCTGCCTATCTTTCATGTGAGTAATCCTCCTGCGGCGCACTCCGCCGCGCCGGTGTGGCGAAAAGATTTTGCAACGTTGACGATTAGCTCTTCGCAGAGTTTCAGAATGCGCTCGATATCATTCGCGCCGGTGTAGGTCAGGCGCGCCAGCTGCGGCGCATCCGGCGTACCGGCAGGATACGCAAGCGCGTCGCGAATGTCCTGTATCTGCCGTCTGTACGTCTCAGCCTGTGAGGCCGCTGTGATGTCCGTGACGGCCCAATTGGTTTTCGCCGTCCATGCAATGCTCCCGCCGCAAATCGAGCTGAGGCGCGCCGCCAGATAGTTCAGGGCGGTTCCCACGCGGTTCATGTCGCTTGCGTTATACGCGCCCTTCATCCCGGCCAGCCATTCCGCCTGCTCGTCGGAAGTCATGGCGGCAAAGCCCTTCGCCGCCAGCTCCCGCACCCGCTCCACATCCGCCTGCGTGCGGTCGGTGACGAGCGTAACGATGATAGTCTTGGTGTCCATGGTGTCTCCCTTCTGTGTTTATCAGATCGGCACGAAGGCCGCGTCTGTCCAGTCGGCCTTTTTCCCTGCCTCGCCCCTTTTTCCGTCAGATACCGGCAATGCAAGCTCACGTCTCCGTTTTTGCGGTAGGCGTATTTGCAATAATGAGGCTCCATGTTTCCTCCCATATTCTCAAATTTACGCCTGTTCCTGCCAACCAGCCGGATATGCCGATGGTGAATATACATTCGCGTCAATCAAGCTAATGTAATGCTTTCCATTGAACGTCACCTTGTCGCCCTTTTTGTAAGCATCATGCGCACCAGTGGGTTGTACAAATTCAGGCCATTCATCCAGTGAAACGACTACGAACAGCGCCGGTGTAATATCAGGTGTCCAGTCTGCCTGTGAGGTATGCGCCTGAACCACGCGATATAATACGCCATTATATTGTAGCCGCTCATCTACCACATAAGTATGCCCTACTACCCACTGTGGGAATAGCTCTACTGCCTGTAGTGCGTCCTCGTCAGTTAGACTAATAGCTGCTTTTTCAATATACGGACGTAATGCTCTAGCTCTTTCTGTATATGTCATTCTTCTTCTCCTAATAGAATCTTAGCGGCGGTTTCCGCATCTGTGAGTGGCAATGCCGCGCCCATTTCCTCGTAGCTGCCTTCTGGCTCAGTACCTTTCAACGTGTAACCGGCGAGATGAAATACCATGTCAGAAAGCACCTGATGTTCAGTTCCTTCTCTATCTGTAATAGTCACAGCCATTTTAGCGCAAAATCCTTCTGCCTGATCTTCCTTGCACGGGACATAACAACCGTTGCCGTGCAGTCGGATGGGCACAATACTGTCCGCATACCCGGCAAACGCGCCGTCCTGTTTTACTGCATACATGGCGTCCCTCCAAATTTCTCTTGATAGATTTTCTCCAATTGCTTTGTGCTTGCTGTTCTCAAACGGTTTTTCCAGTAGCCGTTTTCCTGCCCCGGCCATTTTTCATCCGTAAAGTCTTCGCCGCAGCCGTTTTTTCTGTACCATCGGTACAGATCGTTCAGCATTTTCTGCCGCTCGGCACCTTCCTGCGTGTTCGGCCTGAAATGCTCCCACCCGTTTTCGGACGTCGCAGCGCATATCCGCCTGCCGTCTGCTGCAAACAAGAACCCTTCAATCTCCGATACCGCAGTTCCATATCGGAGATTAAATTCTCCATCGATGCCATTCCCACGGAACCGCTTATACACGATATATTCCATGCGCTTCTCCCTCATACGCAAAAGCCGGGCGCGAAGCCGAAGGAAGCGCGCGCGGTGCGATCTTCGACTGTCCCGTTGGTGTTCACATTCTCGAAACCGTCGGAGTTGCTCGCAAGCGGAGAACGGAGCCACCAACGAGCGGCGGCGCTCGTTCCGTTGTGCTTGTACTTTACCTTGCTGTTTCCAGCGGAATAATAGGCGTACTGCGCTTGCTTACTCGCCTCGTTCGAGTTTGCTCTCGAAATGCTCCCGAAAACCTCAAACTCCGAGAGGAGGAAAAAGTAATCCTTTGTCGCCGTGACCGCACTCGCGGATGTGCTATTATTTCCCGTATTGTCCGTGTACTTGGTAACGGACTTTAGGACTGCACGGAGCGCCGCCGGAATGACTGCGATAATCGTTCCGGAATAGCTCGAGAGGCTTGTCCCGCAAATATTTGTACGCATTTGCGAGCTCGCCCATCCGCCGGAGTTCGTTGCACTACTGTTCATAGAGAAATAGCCGGTTGTCGAAACGGGCGAGGTATAGTAACTATCGCAGAAACACACGTCCGTACCGCCGGAGAGCGCGGTCTTTGCAAGTTGGAAATGGATACGGTTTTCCCCTTCTAGGCTCGCGTTATGGTTAAATCCAATAATGAACGCATATGTTGTGTAATTAGATAGTGTAAGATGTCCAACCGTGCCGTTTAGCGTTACAGCCTTTCGGTCACCGACGCTCCAATAGTTCGCGCCCTGTCCCGCGTCGGATATATCTTTTATTGTTTCCCAAGTATTTTTATTCAGTGTCGGATATACAAAATTAAGCGACACCGCGTAACTGTCCGTGATAGTTACGGCTTTTGTGTCAGATGTTTTCCCGTCCAGCGTCGCGGATACGCTCCATGTTCCGGCTTCCGGAACGATAAGCGTGCACGTTCCATTGACCGATGTACCGCTCACAGACAGACTTCCTTTTGTAGCAGTAACGGTTGCACCAGATGTCACAGTTACAATGATTTGCAGTTCTGTACCGGTTTGAATGGCCTGAATGGCTGTCACAAATCCATCCGGATACACTAGCGAAGCCGATGTGCTACCTTTCTCCCGGATAGCTGACGCAACCTTTGTTAGGTCGGTTGTGTTTGTCAAATATTCAGCCATCAGAAGCTCCCTCCATTCGCGTTTGCGATCTCTACCGCCTCCCACGCACCGGAAACAACCCGCAGAAATTTTCCATTATCAGCGGCGGTGACAGACGGCACTTCGCGAACCTTGACAGCTCCGGTTTTCCCGTTCACGCTCGTCACGGGCGCTTCCGTTAGATAATCCGTGCCCGCCGCGGCCACCTCCCACGCCGTCGGCTTCCCTCTGGCGTCCACCGCCTTGACCTTGATCAGGTCCCCGACGGCCGCACCGGAGGCGAGGATCACATCTTGCTTTCCGTTCCACGCGTCTTTGTTGCTGCGCACGTCGGCGATAGCCTCGTCGATCTGCGCGCCGGTAAACTGGCTGTTGTAAGCCATACGATCACTCCTTCATACACAGAAAATCCTCGCCGTCCGCGGTCTTCAGCGCCTGCGACTCTCCCAGCGGGATAAAGCCGTAGTTGTCGTTCCAGCTGCCGTCCACGCCCTGCGCGAACAACGAAATGCGGTATTCCCCATCACCGGAAAGCAGAAAATCGTCGTATACCTCAAAGGTGCGCTGCGTGCCCGCCGGGGTCTGGGAGAAGGACGCGATCAAAGCGCCCTTCCCGCGGCCCCAATCCTCGCCGGACTTCGTCGCGCGGCACTCAAAAGCCGTATAGGCGATGTCCGACGAGAAGGAAACGGTGATCGAGTTGAACCCCGAGACCGCCGAGATCTTGTTGCCCGTGATGGAGAATGTCAGCTCCGGCGCGGCCATTACGCGGCGCTCCACGTCCCGGCGGCGTTTTTGACGAAGACCTTCACGATCTTCACGCCGTCGCCGGAAGACGCCGATTCGAGGTCTGCGCCCTTGACGGTGACGTTGATGGCGGTGTTCTTCTTGTAGCCGCCCGCCGTGCCGCTGACGTTGGTGGAGCCGCCCGTCGTCGGGATCTGGGTGCCCGCCGTGTGCAGGCTGCTCGTCGCCGGGACGACGCGGACGGTGTATTCCTCAAAGTCCACATCGCAGACGAAGGAGAACGCCGCTGCGTCGTAGCCCGTGACCTTGGAAATGCGGCTCTTGTCGGGGCCGGTGATGGTCACGGCGGGGATCGAGGTGTTGAGCGTGATGGAGTCGCTGGCCGCAGTCGATTCGTTGCCGACGTCGTCGCGCACCTTTACATAGATCGTCTTCAGGCCGTCGCCGTCCGGGAGCGTAATGGATTTTGTTGCGGCGAACGTCTCCCACGACGCATCTGCTTCCTTTGCCGCCGCCTTTGTGCCCCAGATCTTCATCTGGTAGCCGGTCGTCGCGGCGTCGGTGACTGAGATCTTCGCGGTGACGGTCGCGCTGGTCGCGTACTGCGCGCCGTCGTTCAGGATCAGCGATAGGCCGGCAGGTGCCAGCGTATCAAGTGTCAGATTGAAAAAACTTGCCATCTGGATTTATCCCCTTTCTTCGCTTGTGAGTTCGATGTACAAAAAGCCGCCAGGCCTTTCGTAGATGGTTTCTGTGCCCAAGCGGGCGGATTTGATGCCCATGGAGCCGATGAACAGCTCCAGAATGCGTTTGATTCCAACTGCCAGCATGTTATCCCTCCAACAGATACAGTGTCCGCGCGTCCTTTTTGTCCAGCGCGTCATAGTCCGATTTTGTCAGCACGCGGATCTCGTCGATCTGCGCCGATGCAATGCCTCCGCCGCCGGAGCCGCCGCCAGCACGCACGGAAACGTTAAAGGAAACGTCGATCGGGTCGCGGTTCTTGAGTTCAAATTCAATGCCGCCCATCACAACACCGCCTTTGATAGCGCGTGCGCAACGTCGATCTGCTTGATCTCCGAGCCAATCACGTCACCGCTCTTGAATTTCACGCGCACCTGCATCTGGCAGAGCTTCGGGAGCCGAAAGGTCTCCTGCTGGGTGAGGGGAAACAGAAACTTTCCGTCCTCGTATCCGATCTCTCCCGGATAGCTCTTTTGCAGATAAAGCAGAGAAATTTCCACCTTTTCAACGCTTGCAACGTCCAGAGGCTGCCCTTTATTCTTGATGGTAACACTAAGGTTATACGAATCTCCCTGTACCAAATGCCGCACCTCCGTTCTATGTGCCGATAATCTTGCATTCTGCCGCCGCGATTCCGCTGAGGCGAATGTCCATACTGGTGATCGTTCCGGTGATCTTCGTGCCCCACGGCGTTGTGGTCTGCACGTAATCGCCGGGGGCCTCTTTGTCCATGACGATGCGGACGTTGTGTGTCTGGCGACGCATATAGTAATCATAAATGTGCTGCGCAATAGCGGCTACGTTTTCGCTGTTTACCAACGTCGCATCGCGCACCTCAATGACGTTCGGCTTGGTCTGCGTGGTGGCGTTCGGATTGGCCTTGGACGTGACCGACGTCGTGTGATAGTAGGTCGTACCGCCGACCTCCACACTCTCTCCGCTTCCGGACGTCGAGTAGCTGTGTGCCGTCACGCGGATCTCCGTGACCACAGCCGCCGTTTCCACGCTGCCGCCGGTATATGTCCGGTCAAGTGGGATCGTGGCATGAGAGGCCGCTGTGAGCCTCCGGACGCGCACGCCACGCGACGCGCTTGTGTCAATGGTCGCGCGAAGCGCGAAAACGATCTGTTGCAGCGCTTCTCGTTTCGTGCAGTCCGGGATATAGCCGGTTACGGTCTCGTCTTCCAGCGCAGGGTCGAAGTCCAGCGTGAAGTGCGCGCCGAGAATCGAGGCTATCAGCTCCTTCGCGTTTTTGCTGCTGTAGACCGCCGCCGCGAAGGGCTCGTCGTCCAGAATGCCGAGCGCGTCCTGGCAGGATACATCATAGAGCCGTTCGCTCGACCGGGACGAGCTCTTGATGTAAAAGACGCCGATCAGCTTTGCGCCGTCGTAGGCGCTGACGGGCTGCTTCTCTTGGAAGATGAAATCGATATCGTCCGAATTGTCGAGCGTGAAATCCAGCGTGTTGATCTCCACATCGTCAGAAATCACGCTAACGCCCTCGGTGACGCTGACGCTGCGCAGGTCCTCCCGCTCGAATTCCCGGACGATGCCGAAGAAGATCTGTCTGAGTTTTGCGTACCGGTACGGCAGGCTCGTCTTTTTCAGCTCGATCACGAGTTTGTTGTATCCGGAGACAGGCTTTGCGCAGAAATACTTCTGGCCGTCCGGCGTGAAGTCCTGCGACGCGACGGTTGTCTCGCCGTTGTACCACGTCATGGTCAGGGCGCTGCAATAGTCGCCGGTGCCACCGTCAAAATAGAGGTAAATGCCGGAGCTTGCGAACGTGCCGTCCAGCGTGATGGTCAGCGTCGGGTTTGCGTCGAAGGTGCAGTCTGCTTTGCTCGGCTCGGTAGACCAGAAGGCCGCCCGCTCGGTCGTGAGGATCGGGCGGGAGCCGTCCAGCATCCACTGGTTCAGCTCGTTTGTTGCGACGATCACCGACTCTGTGCCATACGGCAGTTCCGGAAGGTCGGAGAAGGGCTGCGCAGCGGTGCTTGCAACGCTTGCCGCCGCTGCTGCGCCTACCGCTACGTCCTCATAGATCACGCGTACACTCATACCGGCGTCCTCTTGGGCTTCATGGCGACAAAATTGATCGTCAGATTGCCCCAATCATTGCGCCCGTCGTAGCTCCCGGTGAGCTCATCGTCGCCGTTTGCTACATAGGCGTCAAAGGTCATAGTCCCCTGCGCATATGGGACGGTCAGCACGTGGCTGTCGACCGGGGCAGAAATGCTCTCATAAAAATCATCGTATTCCTCCGGGTCTGACGATACAGGATCAATTTCAAGGCTGTAGTTGTAATACGTGCCGATAATATCACGGGTCATCGCGCCGGTCATAACGCGCCCGGCGTTGTCGCCGTCTAGGACGGAGAACGACCGCTTGCAGCTCACGACGTGAAGATTGAAATACGCCTTGCCGTCAAGGCTCAGTGCGCTTCTCATGTCTTCACCCCCGCAAGCTTCACGCCGACGCGCTGCGTCTCTTCGTTGTTCAGCTGATAGATCGTGCGGCCAAGCTCACGCCGGTCAAGCTGGAAGATAACCGTCATTTGTCTGCTTCCCGCTACGCCGGTCTCGTTCATGGCCTGCTTGAACGCCTGCACCATTGTGGCAAGCGGCGTTTCGATGTTCGTCCCGCTCTTCTGGTCTCCCAACACAGCCATAAACTCCCGGTTCGGCGGGATGACCGCGCCGGAGGCTAGGCGGGGGAGTTGGACATTTCCCCAGCTTACATTCCCAATGTCTACGCCCGGAACCTTGTTCAGCAGCCTAATCGCCCCGTTCACAAGGCCGCCCAAACCGCCAAGCGCGCGATTGATCCCACTCTCGATTTCGGCAATCAGGCCGTTCATGGCGTTTTTCGCAAGATTGGCCCACCATTCGCCTGTGAATACAGGCGCAATGTTCTTCTTCCAGAAATCTTTGATTTTGCCCCAGCAATCTTTTACCTTGCTGACAATAAAATCCCAGTTCGGCGCAATAGCCGCAGCCAGGCTTACGCCGCCCGCTGCGAGAAGTCCAAGCCCGAGCGGAATTCCTGCACCTGTGAACAGGAGAACCGCGCCAAGCGCAAGGAGCGCGCCGCCAACGATTGCAGTAATTTTGCCAAGCGGCCCTTTCATTTTTTCCTGAATCGTATTCCAGTTGACAGCCGCCGTTGCTGCAAGTCCGATTGCGCCCGCAGCCATCAGCCCGATTCCAAGCGGAAGGCTTGCGCCTGTAAATGCAAGGATCGCACCGACCGCAAGCAGCGCCGCACTGACAATCGCGGTGACCTTCCCTATCGGCCCTTGCAGTTTTGTTTTGATCGTATCCCAGTTGATAGTTGCTGTTGCTGCAAGCCCTGCCGCTCCTGCAACCATCAGCCCGATACCGAGCGGCAGATTCGCACCGCTGAATGCGAGAATTGCGCCAAGCGCAAGCAATGCCGCGCCCACGATCGCTACAATATTTCCGACAGGGCCACGCAGGGCCGCCGTGATCGTGTCCCAGTTAACAGCCGCTACCGCAGCGAGACCGACCGCCCCGGCCGCCATCAGCCCAATGCCGATAGGAATGTTTGCGCCGCTGAACGCTAAGATCGCGCCGACAACAAGCAGCGCCCCGCTTACGATTGCCGTAATGATTCCGATGGGCCCTTGCAGCGCTTCTGTAATTGAGCCCCAGTTTGCCGCCACAGTGGCCGCAAGGCCGACCGCACCGGCGATCATCAGTCCGAGGCCAAGCGGAATGTTTGCGCCAGAAAAGACAAGGATCGCGCCGATTGCAAGCAAGGCAGTACTTACAATCGCCGTGATAAGTCCGACTTGCCCTTGCAGGATTCCAGCGATTTCTCCCCAGTGATTGCTTACCGCGTCCCACACCGCCAGCGCGCCAACTGCCATAAGCGCTATTCCAAGCGGGATGTTCGCGCCGCTGAACGTGAGAATTGCGCCAAGCGCAAGCAATGCCGCGCCCACAAACAATTCTGTAATTGATGTCAGCTGATCCTTTATCATGGCGCTGAAATCGGGTGCTATTGTATCGGATCCGATTCCGCCACCCGCTCCTGCGCCGCCGCTGCTTCCGGAATCATTCGAAAGCTGGTTGATTTCGTCAAACGACGCCATGCTTTTCCCTGCTTTTTTTGCTGCGTCTCCCACATCGGAGATTGCTTCCGCCTCGTCTCCATATGCCGCAGCGGCTTCCGCCGCAGATTTCGGGAAAGACGTTCCGAACAGCTTAGAAACCAGTGTTGCAAGCGCGTTTACAATTCGAGTCAGCACGTTCACAAGAAGGATAAAAGCAGGAATAACCACCTTCATGATTGGCTGCGCAAGCGTGAGCAGAGCGCCCTTCAGCCTGGCAACTGCCGCGCGCGCTTCGTCGCTTTTCTTGATCGTCTCGCTAAGCCAGCTGCGCAGCTGGGAAAGGCCGCGGGACAGGACGGTAAAGATCAGCGCGCTCCTTAGTACCCCGCTTAATCTTCTTCCGAATTTGTTCATGCTCTTTTCGACGCTCGCCGATACCTCCGCCATTTTAGCCGAGGCTCCGCTGGCGTTCGTGATCTGCTGCACCAGCTCACCGGCTTTGGTCTTTGCAGCGTCAAGCGCATCGGTCTGGGTTATCACCTTGTCGGTGATCTTTGCATATTGACTCCCGAGCTTTTCCGCCGTTTTGTTTTGCTGCACCAGCAGCTGTTCCTGCTCTTTGATCTGCGCAGCAACCTCCGCCTGTCGAGAATAAGCGTCTATGTACTCAGCTGGATTAGCCGAAGTGTTTCCGGACGTGATGCCCTTTAGGCGGTCAGCCTCCGAGCGGAGCGATTTCAGCGCGTCTTCCGTCTGCTTTGCGGACTGAAGCGCAGCGTCCAGCTCCTTTTTAAGCCCGTTCTGCGTTCCGGTATCCTCGTTTAGCTTGGCTTCCATCTTGTCGATTTTCGCAGACAGCGTATCAAGCTCCTTCTGTGCCTTTTTCGCGTCCGCGTCGACGGCGATCACAATTTTTCCATCCGCCATATTTTCACCACCTTTTCGGTTGATTTTTGTTATTATTTGTGTTATCTTCCAAGTAAGGAGGGAAGAAATATGAGTGATTGCATTATCCAAATCAGCCGGGACAATTCTTTTTACGGTTCTGGCCTGACCGTCGGCGTTGCATTGGATGGCTGTGATGTCGGCACGCTGAAAAACGGTGAAGAACTTCGAGCTGTGGCCGCTCCGGGCCAGCACGAACTTTCTTTTTACCGGTATCGCCGTCTGGATAAAACCATATCCTTTACCATTGCCGAAGGGCAACAGAATGCGTTTTTTACCATCAAGATTAACGCCTCGAACCGCGTTGACGTTGTTGGCGGGCTAAAAACCAAAAAGCAGGCGAAACGCCCCAGCGGCTGCCTGACGGCTTTAATCGTATTCCTCTGTCTTTTCGTCTTTATTGGCGCGGCCTTTGCTTCCTGCGGATCGTCCTCCAAGCCGAAAAAGGTCGGAACCTCAGTTTCTTCTTCGCAGCAGCCGCCGCAGCAATCCGATTCCGGGCCTGAAACATTTGGCGTTGGGGATCAGGTCGTTCTAGACGGCGTGGCGGTCACGTTGCTCAGTGTTACCGAGAATTCCGGCCAAAATTACGTCTCGCCGGATGATGGAAAGGTCTTTGTTCTGTGCGAATTCGAGATCGAAAACAATTCATCCCGCGATATTGCGTCCAGCACCATGCTTTCATTCGAAAGCTACATTGATGGCTATACAACCAGCCTCAGCCTCACCGCCATGATGAGTTCCGACGAGCCGCAGCTTGACGGCACGATTGCCGCCGGGAAGAAAATGAAAGGTGTCGTCGGATATGAAGCGCCGCAGGATTGGAGTGAGATCGAGATTCGATTCTCTCCAAGCTTCTGGGGTAGCGAAATCGTTTTCGAGTATAAAAAATAAGTTTTTCCTGCTGCCGCCCCTTAACCGGGGCGGCTGTTTTTTGTCCCGACTCCCCATACGGCAAGCAGGTCGGCTTCGGCCTCCGAGTATGTTATCTTCAGATCGACGATATCCCGGTTGCGCCGGTAGAAATCCCTCTCCTGTTTGTCGAGGCTCTTCCCTCTGGCCTTTTTATCGCGGATAGAAACCACCTGTGCATACAGGCAATCTCCGATTTCTTGATAGTACGATAGAAACGAATACCAATGCAGGTATTCCAGCGCCCTGACCTCGCAGCCCGCGATTCGGTTGATAGGCGCAATATAGAGATCAAAGTCCTGCGCCCATGACATGATCTCTGGCTGCTTTCTCTTCTCTCGATTCTCCTGCCCGTGGTCGATGAAGCGGAAGCACTGGTTCAGGGCTTCCTGATAGTCGCTGACGGGCATTTCTTCGAAGTCGGGATAGAAGATGGTCAGCGCCGCTTCCGCCTTATCCCGCTCGTCCAGTTCCCTGTCTGTCAGGGCTACGAGGATATCGAGGATTGCGCGGTAATCAGATTGGATCGCGTATTCTGTTCCGTCGACCTCAACAGAGGTCGGCAGGGAATAGATCACTTTCCCCATCTATCAATATATTTCGCGAACAGGGGGCCTGCGCGTTTTCCATCTATCTGTATATTTCGCAATCCTCGGGTTGGTCTTCTTCTGCTCTGCCGCGAAGCTCGTGTCGATCTGATCGATCACGGCCAGCATGAGGTTGCACCATACTGGCAGGCCGTCGGCCAGCGCGTAGACGTTCATAGTGCCGAACAGGTCTGCGCAGACAGGCTTGGCAAACAGGCCGTCGATCATGTCCCGCATTTCCGCGTCGCGGCGGCGGGCAATGGCGAAAATCTCCTTCTTGTCCGCGCAGCGGTCAATCTCGGCCTTATACGCCTCCTGCTTCCCGTCCAGTTCGTCAAACGTGTTGAATATCTGTTCAACAAATGCGCTGTCGGTCGGGTTGAAGGAGACTTCCGCCGCGTCGTTCAGCTTGAACGATACGATACCGGTTTCAAATTTGATTTCAGGCATTTATGCAGCCTCCTTAATCCGAATCCGGCGTGAACGTGATGGTTCCATCCGAACCGCGCGCTGCGGTTCCTGTTGTCCTGTTTCCGCCGTATGTCACTTCAATGTCCGAAGCAAGAACGCCGCCGCCCTCGCCTCCGTCTGTCGTGACGAGCACCGCGCAGGCGTCATACTGCTCTGCAAACGACTTCCCTTCGGAGTCCTGCAGGTATGTGTGGATGATCAGGCATTTCTGATTTACCAGAGCGGCATGGTTCTTCTCCACGACTGCAAGATTGAGCAGATGGTTCATCACGTCGTCACCGCCTACAATCTCACTGCCGGAAAAGCTCTGTGTCATTTCTGGTGTCTGTGCGTTCGTGTACACGTGCCCCAGAATGTCCTTCTTCGTTTCCTGCCCCCAATCGTAGTTGATGGAGCTCTCCGTCACCTTGACGCCCATCGCCGACCACTTCGATGTGGTGCTGTCGCTGGTGTCCAGAGCGGTAATCAGCATTTCACGGACTGCGCTCTCGCCGTTTTTTGCCGCGATTGTGTATTTATTTGCCATAGTTAAATCACCTCATATGTCAGTTTCATTAGAATTTGATGATCCTCTGTGCCGTCCTCATACCGGGCGAACAGGGCCGAGCGGCTGACAGCTTCCATGCGCCGGACGCGCATCCCGTCGCCCAAATCCGGCGGGTTCTGCATGGCCCAATCCCCGAAGCGGTTCAGCATGGCGTCGCATTTCAGGCGCTTGTCGTTGCTGTTTCCGGGCTTGATGCGGGCGATGATCTTGAATTGATATTCCGCCTCATGCCCGCCGAGGATGAATTTTCGTGTGATGTACGCGCCCTGAATGGCGGACAGGGCCATGCTTGCCGAGTCGGCGGCGAGGAATTCGTAGTTGATCGTTGCGGTCGGCATATCGTCGTCTGAGAAGGAATTTGCCCAGATCATCATCTTTCGAGAGATATCCTGTTCTTCCTCCGCAGATACCAGCCTTTTTTGCTTTTCAGAGTCCATTCTTCACCGCCTTATCCGCTACACGGATCCATTTGTCGAGGTTCTCGGCCTTTGAAGCCTCAAACCAATGCGATTGCGCCTGATTGTGTCCTGACGTGTTGAACACAAGATTTTTGTCGGTCAGTACCTTTGTCCCGCCTTTCGGCGCGTAGGTGCTTCCGGTCTCCGGGTCTACCATGACTTTCCCGTAGTACAGGAACCTTGCGTATGGGCCGGGATAGATGATCGCATTCCCTTCCACCTGTGTTCTGCGGTCGAGGGAACCGGTCAAGAATGGCACATACGGGGCTGTGTCCTTTCTTGCCTGAAGCGCGACAATATGCTCCGCTTTGGTACACGCCTGCGCGATTGTCTCATGCAATTCATCAAAGCCGTCTGCCTTTACGCTGAATTTCAGCATATTAGGCCCCTCCGACTTCGAAGTGTCTCATGTCCTGGCTTCCGAAGTCCTTCATATCGACCTTTGTGACCTTGTAAACGTCGTCATAGAGCATTTCAAGCGCCTGCTCGGTCTTGTCCGGCTCCACGACTTCACCCTTAATAAAAAATGTCGTTCCGCCGTTGCCGTCCGTGGAGAGCGTCCAGATTCCGCTTTTATCGGCTGCCCGCCAGAATTCCTGCGGGCCGACGTAGCGCTTCTCTGTGCCTGTCACGCCGTCTACGGCAGGCGTAGAGAACGGGATGTAAAGATTCACCGCATCCGCGCCCTCAAGCCCGCTCTGGCGGACGTTGGCCGCCTTGGAGGCTTCCAGCAGAACGCCGCGCAGGACGGTGATGTAGGTTTTCTCCACGTCCTTGAATGTCGCCGGGTCTGTCTCCTGTGAGACGTTGTAGATGGTTACGGTGTGGGGGAACATGGACACGGCCCATACCCCCTTGCTTTGAGTAATCCAGTCGGCCCGAGGTACGCCAGCACGATCTCACGGCGGCGCGTCTCTGTCCGCTGCATATCTGCCTGCGACAGATTGCGTGAGCCAAAGCTGCGCGACCAGCCGCCTACCGTCTCACTCGATACCGGCCTGTCGGTCGTGTAGACGAGGCTGTCCAGCTTCCCGGCGTCCTGCTCCAGCTCGGCCAGCGCGCAGACGCAGTTCTGGACTGCTTCGAGCTTATCCCCGGCGGCGGAGCGCGCGCGGCTCATGGTGATGTAATCGACATAAGCCGACGCCTTGCGGGCGAGGCCGCAGAATTGCTCTTCGTCCAGCGCCGTCCCACGGTACACGGTCGCGTAAAACTCATAATCGGCGTAGATCATGCTGCGCCCTCCTTCCGGTCAGCCTCCGCGCCCGTCATGCAGGCGCGGAGGCTCGATTTTACTTGCTGACGTCCGCGCCAATAAACAGGCCGTAAGGATCGGGCACGACCGGAATAAACAGGCCGCTTGCCTTTGTCCAGGTGGTCTTCGGGTCAGGCGTTTCCCACTGGGTGATCGTGATATACTGCTGTGCACTCTTGTCGGTGTACGGGCCATAGCCCTTTTCTTCCGGCGTCACGCCCCACAGGCCAACGCCGAAGGAATTGGCCGTGCCGTTGGACAGGAACGCAACCTTGTCCTCCGGGAAGAATCGATGCGTCTTTTCCGCGCCGTTTGCGGCCTGCGCCTTATAGCGCTGGTCGTTGGTCGTGATCTGGCCGAAGCCGAACAGCTCGGTAAAGAGGCTGCGCAGCTTCTCGGTGGTGACGTATGTACCAGCGCCGACCGTACCGTATACGAGGGTCTGAATGCCCTTGTTGGACGCGAGTTTGCGCAGGATCTTCGTACCGACGACCATTTCGCTCATGGCGTGGCCGGAGGCCGCCGCCTGATCCGCGATGGCCTGAAGCTGGCCGATGATATCAGCGTCTGCGCCGAAGTCGATCTTGAAGCCGGTGTTTGCGGACGGAACGCCGTAATCGACGGTCATGTTGAGATTGTTTTCCTTGATGGTCATCTTGCCGGTCGCGATAACTTCCATTTTCGCGACCTCGGTTCTGACCTTGACCGCATCGGCCATCAGGCGCATATCGTCGAAGACGTAGCTCACAATGGCGTTGTCAGCGTATACGCCGTTTTCGTTGAGCAGCTGCACCCGCTCGGACTGGTTGATCTTGCGCTTGATAAACAGCTTCTCAACCTCTGTCTTTTCGAGCGCGGGGCGCGTGGCGATCTCGGCCTCGGTGTCAAAGGCGTGGACGGTCGCCATCGTGGGGATCTGTGCGCCGTTTGCGAGGCGCAGGTACTCGGCCTTGAGGCTTTCGGTCTTCTGATCCGGGAACAGCCGGTCTCCGAGGTAGGCCGGGCGCGCGACGGAAATGTTCTGCGAGAAATCCAGACGGTCAGCGTCGGAAATCAGTTCAAGAATGTCAGGCATGGTGTTTTTCCTCCTTCTTTAGGGTGTAGTCCACACGGGGTACAGGGTCACATTGCCGGTCATTTCGACCTTGGAAACAGCTTCGCCGCCCTTAGACGTGCTCCAGCCGGTCTGGGTGTTGCCGCTCTTGGTCAGCGGATATTCGGTCGAGACGTCGGCATAGGAGCCCTCTGTGTAGACGTTCTCGTCGACGGGCGGCGTGCCGCTGCCGTCGTTTTTGTCGTAGGTCACGGTATAGCCGCGCGTGATCTCCGGCGCGTCAACAAATGTGAAGCCCTTGCCGGACAGCGCGGTCTTTGCTGCGGAGGCCAGCGACAGGCGGTCTGCCAGCACACGGCCCGCGACCATCACGGAGCCGGGCATATTGCCGTCCGTCACATCGATATCCTCAAACACGATGCCGACGGCGTTCGAGTTGTCGGACGGGAACGGCGTACCGGCCTTTACGATCTTGTACTTGCCGTCCTGCACGCCCATCGACGCGGGGATTTCACGGGTTTTCAGGACGAGGCCGACTTCGCTTTCGAGGAAATTCGGCCTGACTTCTGCTTTTGTGTTTACAACGATAGACATTTTTCAAATCACTCCTTGTTTGGTGTCTGCGCAAACTGCGCGTTGAACTGCTGCGCGTACATTGCGCCCTTGCTCTTTGCCGCCGGTGCGCCGCCCTGGCCGACGGGCTTGGCGAATGTGGGCGTGGGCTTATCTGCCTGAAACGCAGTCGGATCTGCTTCGAGCTGAGCCTTGTGCCACTCGTCGAAGCCGGTCAGCTCGCCGTCTTTCAGTTCAAGGTGCTTCTCCTTGAGGTCTGCAAGGTAAGCTTTCTCGGCGGCTTTGGAAGAGAACTTGACGCCCTTGGCCGTAATCGCGCGGTTCATGGCGTCGGCGTAGTCCCGGCTTGCCAGCTGCGCCTTGTAATCTTCGGTTTCCTTGGTGTACCGGCCCTGAAGGTCTTCGAGTTGCTTGCGAACGCTCTCAGCGTCCCCGCTGGACTTCCTCAGGTCTTCGATGTCCTTGTTGCGGTCGGCCAGTTGCTTTTCCACGGCCTCTTTGTCCGCCTTTGCGTCCTCTGCGGCCTTTTTGTGCTTCTCAATGTCCTTGCCGTTCATGGCAAAAACCTTGTCCGCCTGCTCTTCTGTCAGGCCAATGCTCAGCAATTCTTCTTTTTTCATGGTTTCTCCTTACGGGATAGGCTTTTTAGGTCGTCGCCATGACCTCCCGCCTGCACTTTTAGGCTTGCAGATAGCCAATTTTTTGTATAAACCCCGCTCATGCGGTTTTTACCGAAACAAAAAGAGCCAACCACTAAGATAATCTCAGTAGTTGGCTCATCGTGCCATTCCGCGCACTCGATTGTGCTGCGGTATCTGTATTACTTTTTCAGCTCTTCCGCCTTGATGATCTGCGCCTTGACTGTTCCGTCCTTCATGCGCTTCAGCTGAACGCGGAACCCGGCGGCAAGCGCCCGCTCAATGGCGGCTTTCAGTTTTTCGTCAATCATATAACACCTTCATTCTCTCCGGCTGCTCTGGCAGCCCTGCGGCCTTGCTAAAATCATGGTATTTCGTGTTCAGGCGGCGCAGCTTGGCTGTTGCGGCAGTCTCCTTATCCTTTTGGCCTGATGCTTTGTAGGCTTTTTTCAGCTTTTTTTGCTTTATGATTTCCCGCTCAAGCCTGCGCTGCATCTGGGTTGCTTCATATGCAGTATATTTCTTCCCGTCGAACTCACAGCCGAGGCCGTCGTCGATGTGCTCCAGCTGCTCTTCGGAATAGGTAGGCTCCATAATGCCGGGGAGAAATGCGTGTTTGTAGTGGCGGCAATTTGCTCCGGTCAGGCCGTCTACATAGCCGTAGCCGGTCGTCTCCACGAGATCCTTGTACTGCCCAAGCGGGTCAGGCTCTCCGTTTTCGCTTTTATAATAAATTTTCCCTTGCCAATCCTTGTGGCTCGACCACGGGGACGGGCCGGGCTTGTCTCGTGCGCCGGAGTGGGCTGTGATCTCAAAATACCGGGTATCCAGATATTCCGCCGACTGGTCGGAATACTTGTCGCAGATTTGCGCCACGCCCGTCATAACGGCCCGGCGGGCGGCCACGTCGATTTGATCTGTGTGACCGCTCTCATAGTCTACGACTTTGATTCCGCTCTCTGACAGCTGCTTGACGGCGTTGGCAATCGCCTGATTATAGCTGATCGCCCCGCTCTGAATTTGCAGCGTTGACGAATTTAAGGCCCACTGATATGCTTGCGCAGGCGGAAGCATTCTCTGGCCATTGTCCACTAAAAACCCCAAAGATTGCGTCAGATTTCGGAATTCTCCGAGCGTCTGCCTGCGGATCGCGTCGATATCAGAAGCATCTACCAGCCTATCAGGCTTCGTCACGTCTGCCAGCGTGATAAGGTCGTTGTAATAGCGCTGGTTGCGCTCTACTACGTCGTCGATCAGCTTGTTCAGCTTCTCTTCGCTGACATCCGCCGTCTTCTGGATGGCCTTTTCGATCTTCTTGAGGTCGATGCCGTGTGACCGCAGCGCCCGGATTGCCTGAACAGTCACTTCGTTCAGCTGATCTTTCAGCGCAAGTCGGCTGCATATCTCATCGAGGAGCGTATCTTCCAATCCTCGGAACAGTTCTGCCAGATCTTCCGGAAGGGCGTCAAGTAATTCAGGAGTAAATGGGTATTTCATTTGTTATTTCTTGCGCCGCCATTGCTTTTTCTTCCCATCCCATGATAAGCCATTGGCTTTTGCAACATTGCGCAAATTGTACGTTTGCCCCGAAATCGATTGCACCTTAGACCAGTCAATACCAAACGTTTCCCCGTTTATTGCCCCGGCTTGAATTATGTACTTCGTGTTCACAGTTCTATTTGTTTTTGCGGTTTTTTCATAAGAATCCGCTTTTGCATAGCTGAATGTCAGGTTTCCGTTTCCATCCGTCTTCGCTTCCAAGATTTCGTCGTGATGGTATGCAGGGCTCCACCCTCTGGCTTCGCGCATATAGGATTCTATTTCCCTCGGCTTGCCTCCAATAATGGTTCCATCTTTGCTGCCTCCGGCAGGGATTCTTCCGGATTTTCCGCGGCCTCCAGCTCCGCCTGCGCCTCCACGTCCGCCCATTTTGCTTTCCTCCGTTTCACAATATCGTCGTAATGCGGCTTTACCCGTATCACGTTCCAGTCGCATTCTTCCGGCACTCTGCCGTAGAAGATCACCCATTCCGGGGATAGCCGTTTCATCATTTCTTCGTAGCCGCGCAGGAACAGGCGCTTGCTTTCAGCGTTTGCCTGCGTTCCCACCGAGGAAACCGCCACAACACCGCCGACAGGTTCACCGTCAAAGCACCAGTCATAACTATTCTCATCGCTCCATGAGATTGTCGGATAAACCGTCGTTCCGTGGAGCTGCCAGTATGCCGCAAGCCAGTGCTTTCGATAGTGGTTGTATATCTGCATCGCCAGCGGCATATCCGTGTATGTGGAGAAGTCCGGCGCGCACACCGCTGCAAACTGCGACAGTTTCGGAATGTACTTGTCCGGCGTATTCCAATACCGAGTGAATTGATAATCGTCCACGAAGAAATGCACGATCTTGCTTTTCGTGTCTTTCGCGGTGTAATGGTAATTCACGGGGATAAATTCGCCTGCGGGATATGCCTTGACCGGCTCGATTTGTGGAATGTCGTACTTTCCAACGCCGGGGAATGTGAACTTGTCGAGATTTTCAAAGTTAATCATACCGGGCGCCATGTACCGCTGCGCTTGTTAGCCCTGCGGTATTTCTTGCCGTTTACCGTTACTTCCAACGCGCCGGACTTTTGCGCCGTTACAAAGGCATTGGAAAACGCCTTGTTTTCTGCTGCTTTGCGGTTTTTACTGGACTTGTCACGCAATTTCCGCATGTAGCTATCCATTTCACCGCGCGCTCTTGCAGCTCTGTCTGCTGCGCTTCCTGTTTTCTGCGCCGTTGTCAGGCGCGCAGGACCGCTTGCATAAGGGTTGACTGCTCCTGCCGCCGTTTTGAGCGCCGTTGTTGCGAGAGTTGCCATCTGCTTTACTGCGTCTTTCTTTTCAGCGTTCGACAGCTCAAGCCCATTGATTTCAGCAGCGTTGCGCTCGAATGTGCGCCTGATAATATCGCCCATATCAGTGACAGACGCAGCGTTTGCTCGGTTAATATCCTGCTGTGACAAAAACCGCGCAAGGCTCATACCGCGCCCGCGACCAGATTCTGCGGCTCCAATGCCGCCACCGGCTCCGCCTCTACCGCCCATCACTCTACCTCCTGTTGCTGTTCAGTTACCATGTCCTGCGCCCGCGGAAGCATTGCCTTTGCAGTCGCTTCGTCCTCGCCGTACCATTTCGCGCGGTATTCCCAGTCGTTGAGGATACCGTCAGCGAGGTCGAGCCGGTCGTTGGCCCGCTCCTGCTCTTTCTTCTCGGCATCGTCCAGGATGGAATCGCCCCAGCTGTAATCAGTTCTGTACGTCCCGGCAGGCGCAAGGTTGTAGAGCGTCGCGTATGTATCGAGCGCGTAGAGCAGACTGTCAAACGTATGTTCAAGCGCCGTTTGAATGCTGCCGATCAGCACGTATTTGCGCTGCTTACTGTTGCGTATCTCCGTCGCCGTCTTCTCGATGGTCTGCGGATCGGAAATATCTCCATAAGCCAATCCGACGTTGAACTCGATACGGCGAAGCGTATTCTGGAAACCTCGGTAGATTGCTTCGTCGCGGATCTGCGGCTCGATGTACTGAAAGAATTCGCCGCTAGGGGAGAACGGTCCCAGTTCAAACATACGCTTGTTGAACATATCCGCAGTCGAACTCGTGCCATCCATCAGGACTTTGCGCTCGCTGGAGCGATATTCCCAGCGCAGGCGCTCCCACTGCTCATCGGCCTGCTTGATCAGCTGCACAGTAGCCGCGTCTCCGTAGACGGACATTCCGCAGGGGCTGTTTGCGTCCGTTGTGTTGGCCGCAGGCGGTCGGAAGTACGCGAAGAGCGGCCCGCTCATATTCTGGATCGTGATTTCCGGCTGAATGTCCGCCCATTCTGGGACGGCATTCAGGGGTGCTTCCGCGCCGACCGTGCCGGAGGTGTCGCTGTAATATGCTTTATTGCGGATCGTATAGGTCGTGCCGTCCAGCTCGTGCGATTCGAGGCGGATATAATACTTCCCGCCCACTTTCGCGGGCTTGTCCCGGAAGACGCCTCCGATGCAGCGCCCGGCAGGGTCAAATTTCGTCGGCTGGAACGCCGCCGCGCCGGTCACGTCGACCAGCAGCTGCTCACCGTAGATATACGGCTTAAATGCCACGCCGCCGAGCGCAAGCCCCAGTTCTAAGGCGCTGTGAAAATTCTCTTCCGCCCGCTCAAAGCAGTCTTTCAGATAATCCGCACGGGCGCTGCCGGTGATGTTAGCCGTCAGCTCGGCCAGCGTCGGTCGCGCGATCTCCCGGCAGATCGCCGCCGGAAGCCCGACAGCAATGACATCGCACGTCTGCCAGGGTGGATTTCCAATAAACATCGCGTACCAGAGGCTTATATTCTGCTCCATCTTCTGGCTGACTGCCGGAGATACGCCGAATTCCCGCTCGGCCACCGCCTGCGGGAAAAGCATATTCCGGAACCACCCTCGAATGTTTGTCAAAAGGCTCATTTCTTGATTTCTCTCCTCAAAACGGTCATGCAAAAATAGCGGATACTATCGCACACGTGGTCGTTTTCTTTTATCACGCGGTCTTCTCCTGCGTCTTTGTCCCAGCTATAAAGGCCAAATTCCCGAAACGCGTTTTTGCAACTCTCATGGAATTTGATTATGCCGCTTTTGATGCAGGCCCCCGTGAAGCGAATGCCGTCCAGCACGGCGTTGTTTGCTTTCCATACAGAAAACTTTCCGTGCCGCCGGATGCACTCGGCAAAGGACGCTGCCGATGGGTCGAGCACGACACGCTCAATGCGGTATCCGTCCGCGAATGCCTCTAAATCCTGATAATATTCTTCGTCAGTCTTCTGCCGCCCGCTCTCGCGCCCGCTGTGGTAATATTCTTTCTCCATGACGGCCTTGCCGCCATATTCCCGCCACAATGCAAAGACGGTAGGGTTCTGTGTGCCGTAGTCCGATGAGATCCAGTACCGCCCCGGCCCGCCCCGCTCACTCGTGACGTTTCTGGCCCGATCAAACATTGGGTAAACCAGACCCTCGGCGATTCTCCAGAGGCCGAGAATGTAGCGGTCGTAATAAACCGTCCCTTCGTATTCTTTTTTCAGATTTTCTTTAAAAGATTCCGGCAGGAACGGATTGTCGTCTATTGTGTATGTCTGGCTGAAAATGTCCGCGTTGCTATCAAGGAATTTTTTCAGCCAGTGGTCAGGATATTGCGGATTGAACGTCCCATCAAAACAGGAGTATTCCTTATCAAGACGGCTTTTTAGCAGCGCGAAGACTTCTTCCGACCAGTCCGCGACCTCGTCGCCGTAGCAATATTTAATCGACGCGCCGCGGATCTTTGAAACCTGAGAAACCTTTTCCGCACCGAGGCAATAGCACTTTTCCCCGAAAATCCACGCTGTGTTGTCGCTGGAGATTGTTCCGACAAGCATATCGCCATACAGGTTCCGCATCGGCTCCAGCACATTTCGCTCAATCGTGGATTTTGTTACGCCGAGAATGACGGCCAGACCATCTTTTCCGATTCGCTCACGAATCCGGATCGGTATGATCCATCGAAAATCGAGGTAAGTCTTCCCACTTCTGGTGGCTCCGCCCTTGAAGTTCCATCGATGCGTCCCGTATTTTACAAATTCACGTTGTTTCGGACTTAACAGCATCTTGGAACTCCTTCAGCATCGAATCAAGCTTCTCCATTGTCGTCCTGTTGCGGTCGGAAGCTGCCGCGTATCGCTTCATGAGACTGTCACCGGCTTTCAGCCGGTCGGACAGCGATGCGTCCATGCCGAACTGGTCTTTGACCTCCCCGCGCATGACGGCAGTGTAAAATTTCAGAATTTCGTTGGAATCTGCGACAAGCGCCGCTTCCTGTTCGTCCAGCCTGCGCTTTATATACGCAGAAATAGCTGGTTTTGACAGGTTTTCTGCCGCAATCACTCTGCATGATGTTTCTTTGTACCCGGCCTTTTTCGCTGCTTCTGTCGCGTTTCCGGATTTCAGATATTCTTCGCAGAATCGTCTCTGCTTCGGCGTAAGCTTTTCATCCGCCATCGCTGTAAAGCCCGGCCAGCAGCTTCACCACATCCGCAATCTGGTACGTTTCCAGCAGAGTGACGTTCTTCGGCTTTTCATCAGGTCGATATTCGTAAACCATGTATTTCGTCACCATCCTGTCATTTTTCGCGGAATAGGTCTGCATTTGATTGATTTTTATTTTGGTTCCGTTGTACAAGAGCGCTGTTTGCAGCTTGTGTGCAAGGGCGCGCAAACTTGCCATAGCCGCTCCTTTCTGCCTCATTCTTTCGTTCTCGTGTCTCCGTGTGTGAATAAATATATTTATTCACACACGGAGACACGAGAACAGGAGGAGGAGGTTTCCGCAGAACGCTGCGGTGCCGATGAAGAAGGGCGTAGAGTTGATCTCTATGCCCTTATAGTAAATGTTAAATTTGGCTCTGGGACGCAGACTTTTTCATAAAAGCCCTCTTTTTTGCCCCACAAGGCGAATAAATTGCCTGTGCCACTCCTGCGCGGTGCGTTCGGACACATAAACCGCCATCGCAGCGCCCTGTAAGGTGTGCGTCCGCTTCCAAAGAACCAAGTCTATGAGCCGCAGCCGCTCCACGCCGTCAGCGAGCCGTTCCGTCTCTGCGATTGCATCCTCAACGGCAGCGCGCTCGGCCCTCGTCATCAGCCCGCCGCCCTTATAGCTGCGAATCATCCATTTCGCATAGGCCCACCAGCCGTATCGCGGCGTGCTCATCAGTAATGTTGCCTCCCTTCGCGCTTTGCGCGGTTCGCATCGTGCAGCGTCCGCATACAGCCCCGTGTCGTTGCATATCTCGCCGCGTCCTTCGATTGCTCCTGCTTGTATCTGTCCGCCTCCCGGCGGAATGCTATGTATCGGGTGCAGTCCGTGTGGCAGCCGGTATGCCTATCCGCACAGCCTTTGCACGGAGCCTGCACCGGTGTGAGCCCTAGATTTCCCTGCATTCGTCCACCCTCACACATACGCGCTTGCCGCCCACCTCGACGACATAGCCCGTCCGGTTTGTCCTGTATTTGTATTTCTCGGCAGGATACACCCGTCCGCAGACAGGCCGCATTTCTGGATATACCGGGATCGAGCACGTGATCAGGATCCGCACGCGCTCCGCCCGGCCCATCACAGCTTCCCTATGTGCCGTCCATGCGCACGCTTCGCTGCAAAAATTGTATTTTGCCTTGTACTTGGACGGTGCGCGCATAAACGTTTTCCCGCAGGCATCGCACGTCAGCTGCATCGGCGGTCTTGGCGGCTTTCGCTGCGTCTTGTTCAAAGCTTTACCCCCTTGATGTACTTATCGAAATACGTCACGGCTACCGCCATCGCCGCCCACATATCCTTTGCAAATTTGACGCCATTCACGTAGAAAAACCCCGGATTTGCTTTTGTTCCGACAACTCCATACCTGTCTATTAGGGCCTGCCGAATGTTCTTATCCTTCGCGCTCAGGCGGCCGCACAGGTATAGCTTTTCTTCTCGCCTGTATATCCTTTTCGGCTCATATCCGCCAGATCTCAATGCAATTTCCCAGAATCGCCCGACCCAGACGCAGGTGTCGAACACCTCTTGTCCGACCGTCATGCCCATGCCCGCGATCATCTCGATTGCAACGTCTATGCAGTTCGCATAAAGCTTCCGATCCAGCATATCAGTCACTGCCGGGTTCTCGATCTTCCCGGCCTCCAGCACGCGGCGAATTTCTTCGCCGTCGTGCTCGACCACCACATAGCCGGATTGCGTATTTCCGGGGTCAATCGCTAGAATCGTTCCCATCAGGCCACCCCCTTTGTTCAAAATCTTTGCATTCCTCTCCGGAAAAGAACCTCCGTTCCAGTTCTTCCTCTGAGAACCGTTCTGCCTTGTGCTTCAAGCACCGATACGGATAAACGTAGTTATTTCTGTATTCCAGATTCTTGCAAGTCAAGCAGCAATCCTGCATCAGCTTTCCTCCTTTCGCGCTCCCACGAGCAAACCGCAGGCCTTTCATACTATCCGTTTCGCGCAATACGGGCAAAACTTATAGTCTGCCGCTTCGATGCAATCCATAAGTTCACCGCAGGCGGTGCAGCATCCGTCAATGATCTGCGTGGTTTCCGCTTCCAATGCAAACGGTTTTCAACCATCCTTCTTGCCCTCCTTTATCCACGTTGGCTTGTTCTCCGTCGATGTTCCCGTCATGCCTTGTCCTCCATCTCAAAGTAAAACGTGATCGGTTTCTCATGCTCAATGACATTCCCATAAACGACCCCTACTTTGTAGATGTAGTTTTCTCGGAGCTTTCTGGGAATTTCCGCGATATAGCGCCGGAACGTTTCCAGAGAATTTGCCCGCTTGTAGTGGTTGCACATTCGGCATGACGGCATAAGGTTGGAAATATCGTCCGTCCCTGCGTCTTCGGCGTTCCATGCACGTTGCGGCTTGAAATGATCGACTTGCATATCCTTGATTTCGATAGCCCGTCCACAATAGGCACAGTGGCCGTCATACTTCGCATAGACCGCTTCCCGATTTTTCTTACTGAAACTCATACTCCGTCCACTCCTTCAAAATACCGTGTCCGTTCTTCCTGCGTAGGCCAGTCTGGGTCGAAGCCACGCTTGCGGCGGTTCCGTTTCCATCCACTGTAAATCTTCGCATCGCGCCCGTCGATGCTGTACCCAACGCCGCGTTCTGCCCGGTTGTGAACCAGAAGTGGTCGCGGATAATTCGGATTTCGTGCCCTCAGAACCTCATACTCGCCGACAGGTTCTTCGAGTTTCCAGCCACTTTGCTTCAAGTATGCTCTGAGGTCGGACAGCATCCCGTGTCTGACCGTCAATCTGTTCTTCATCTGCTACTCCATTTCCTGCATCGCCCGCTCTGCTTCGGCGCGCGTCAAAAATATGCTCTTCCCGATTGCATTTTTATCGAAAGCCGGGCCGCCTGCCGTCTCGTAGATGACCTCGCGCACCGTGTGCTCATACACCCTCACCCCGTCAGTCTCGTACACCTTGCACGGCAGCACCACCAGCCGCCCGTCCTTGTCGGCCTCGGCAAGCTCGCGGAGGCGGTCAATCGGCAAACCGTTGAATTCCGTGATCTCCGAAATTGCCTTGCCCATCATGGACAGTTTGAGTGCCTCTACGCTTTCCGGGTACATTCCCGTGTCCTCGTAGGCTTTCAGCCGTCCGTACAGATCGCGGGCCATCTTGCGGAAAATATCCTTGCCAAAGCCGTTGCTCGTTGGGCCGTTGATCAGCACGTTGAGCGTGCTGTCCCGGCACTGCTTCCAGTCGATTTCCTTGCCGCCGATCGCGGCGTGCAGGAATCGGTCGGTATCCGGGTCTACGTTGATATTAGGACTTGTCAGTCGTTCCATGTCTCTTCCTCCACATACCGCCAGCTCTGCGGCGGGCGGGTGATGGGCCCGGGCGCAAGTCCGTATTTTGTCTCCCGCAGGCCGGTAAACTCCCACAGATCGCGCGGGTGATCGTAAACGCGCAAATCTGAGATGTGCCAGCCATACATCGGCGACTGCATTGCATATGCCGCCGCATCGTATGCGCTCATGCAGGCTGCTCTGTAAAATTCTTCATTGTGCCCATACGTGCGATCTTCGATGATCTCATCGCACAGAAATTCCCCGATGACTTTTCCGTTTCCGCATTTGTAGATGTAGCACTTAAACGGCGTATCCATCTTCGGGCGCGTCTTGCGCACCTCAATGGTCTTCCGCCCGTTGATGATCTTCTCACACCACTCCGGGCGAATTCTGATCAAAACAGCTTTACTCATGCTTGCCTCCTTCCTCCGGCGCTTCCGGCAATCCGCGCCATTCCCACGCATTCTTGTCGAGATGACACTCACGGCATTTGCACGTCTTTGATTTACAGCTGGAGCAGTCGCGCGTATCGCACGCATACTTGCAATTCTTGCAACTCCGTGCATCCGCGAGGTCTGCTAACGCCGCGTCCCTCTCGGCTTCTGCCTTCGCGTTCTCGGCGGTCAGGCGCTCGATCACGTTAGCAGCCGCAAACTCGATGTATTCCCGCCGATCTTGGATTTCTCCGACCTTGCAGTTTTCGCACGCGTCGTCGTGTCCAAGCCCCTTCGCGCAGCACCGCAGCGCCTTCACGATCTCTTTTTCAGTCATAGGGTTTCTTCCTCCATTCCTTCAAGAACCATTTGTCCCGGCAAAACGCCGTCCTCCATGGTTCGTTCTAAGTCCATCGGTCCAGCTCCTCCATCAATGCCTTAAAAATCGGGTATGCCTGCTGCGGCACTACAGCGTTTCCGAGGCATTTAATTCTGTCCACCCTGGCGGGAATCCCATGAGCCACTCTACCCACGTCGGGTTCAGCTGCCCAGCAACGTCCGTCCGCAAGCTCCTGTGATTGTCCCCACCGTGCGTCCCCTGCGCATCCGCTGCACATGGCGCCGTAAACAGCTTCACTGCATTCGCCAGCTGGCGCACGTGATGGTTGTTCCCCGGCGCCTTCGGCTGCGTCAGCTCCATGAGGGAGATGGGCTTGCCGGACTTTGCCTATTCCTCAAGCTCTGCCACGGTCTGCTTCGGCCCGTTGTTGATAACGCCGTCGATCATGCCGTAGTCGTCCTCCATGGCCATCTCCGCGTTTTTGAGATAGTTTTCCGGCTTTAGGAAGTCGGGCAGTGCCTTGAAGCCCCGGGAATCAACGTAATGACAGGATACCATGCCGTTCTGCTTCAGCGCCACGATGTCGCTGA